GGNCGCGCCATCAGCGCCACCGACCACATCATCCAGTCGGTGCGCGACATCCTCATCACCCCGGTGGGATCCCGGGTCATGCGCCGCGACTACGGCAGCGAGCTGTTTTACCTCATCGACCAGCCCCTACATCAGGCCACCCGCCTGCGCCTGATGGCCGCCACCGTGCAGGCCCTCATCAACTGGGAACCCCGCATCACCATCACCCGGGTCGATGTGCTGGGCGGCGGCATGGATGGCGCCCTCACCGTCGAGCTCACATGGCAGCGCAAGGACGGCGGCGCGCCGGAGTCTGCTTCTATCGCCATCCTCACAGGAGCCGCCAATTGAGCAACGTGGATTTGACCCAGCTCCCGCCGCCCTCGGTGGTGGAGCCCCTCGACTTTGAGACCATCCTGGCCGAGCGCAAGGCCACCCTGGTGAGCTACTACCCGGCAGACCAGCAAGCCGCCATCGCCGCCACCCTGGAACTCGAATCCGAGCCGCTCAACAAGCTGCTGCAAGAGAACGCCTATCGGGAGGTGGTGCTGCGGGCCCGCATCAACGATGCCGCCAAGCAGACCCTGCTCGCCTTTGCCAGCGGCACCACCCTCGACCATCTGGTCGCCGAGTACAACATCGCCCGCCTGCTGGTCACCCCGGGGGATCCGGCGGCCAATCCGCCTGTCGATCCGATCTATGAATCGGATGACCGCCTGCGCCTGCGCGGCCAGATGGCGTTTGAGGGGCTGACCACCGCCGGGCCAGTCAATGCCTACAAGTTTCACGCCCTGTCAGCCAGCGCCGAGGTGGCGGATGTGGCCGTCGACAGCCCCTCGCCGGGTACCGTGCGGGTGACCCTGCTCTCCCCTGCCGGCCAACCCAGTGCCGACACCCTCAATCGGGTCAGCCAGGCGCTTTCGGCCGATGATGTGCGCCCCCTGTGCGATCTGGTGGCCGTCGAGCCCTCCCAGATCAAGCCCTATGCCGTCGATGCCACCCTCAACGCCACCGGCCTTGGCAAGGAGCAGGCCATTGCAGCGGCCACCGCTGCCATGAACCAGACCGCTGCCGCCTATTACCGGGTCGGGGCCACCGTCCCGCTCTCGGCCATCTATGCCGCCCTGCACCAGCCGGGGATCGATAGCGTCACCCTGCGCGCACCGCTGACAGATGTCACCTGCACGGCGCAGCAGGCCGCCAAACTCACCACCCTCCACCTCGATTAAGGACCAGACCATGGCAAACGCCCTCTATGACAAAGGCCGCGAGAAGTTTCTCACCGGCGCCATCAACGCCAGTGCCGACACCCTCAAGTGCGCGCTGATCAAAGANACCTACGCCCCCACCCTGGGCAGCGACGAGTTTTTCAGCACGCTNTCGTCCCACGTGGTCGGCACCCCGCAGACACTGACCAGCAAGACGGTCACCGGCGGCGTGCTGGACGCCGCCGACGTCACTTTCAGCGCCGTNCCCACGGCGGCGGTGAAGTANTGCGCCATCTANAAAGACACCGGCAGCGCCGCGACCAGCCCGCTGATCGCCCTGTTCGACACGGCGGCGGGCCTGCCGGTCAGCACCAACGGCGGCGACATCATCATCACCTGGGACAACGGCGCCAATAAGATCTTCAAACTCTGATGGCAACCCTCTATCCCGTCTGGCGCGGGTCACTGACCTATCACGACGGCNCCCTGTCATTCGACGGGGCGGCGATCTACCGGGGCACCCTGCAGGGTGACGATGACCCCGCGCCGGTCGCCATTGCCGGGGTCAGTATCGGCCTGTCACCGGGCGGGATAGCAGCAGGGCCAATCGGCAGCATGGCGGCATTACAGCGCGCCAGGCCCGCCGGAGTCAGTCAGTTTGCAGCAGGCACGGGCAAACTGACCCATCGCACCGCACCCGGCGCCATCGAGGCGGGTGCCTATGGCGCCCCGGATACCACCGCCCGCGCCAGCGTGGGGAGCCTGGGGGATCTGCTCGCCATGGGCGCGGCCGAACTCACCCCCCTCGTCCGTGTGCCGGGGCTCAGTGCCGGTGCGCTGGGCATCGCCACGCTCAGGGCCAGGCTTGCGGCTGGCAGCATGCAGCCAGACGCCATTGAGGCGCCGACCATTGGGCAACGCATCGCTCCTGCCGGCTTCGATCTTGGCGCCCTTGGCAGCCACCGCGCCCGAGTGCGCCAGCTCGTCGGCGCCCTCTCTGATGGTCAGAGTGGTGCCCTAAGGCTCAACACCCGACTGGCTCAGGCCGCGACCCCGTTCACTGGCGCAGTGGGGAGTCCCGTCGCCAAGTACGCACGGATCCTCTATCCGCTGGCCCCGGCGGTCCCCCTCCCCGGCAATCCCGCCATCACCGCCGCGCTGGTCCCGGCCCC